GGGCTGGAAGCCCGTTCTACGGTCGCGGCTTCATCTTCGCAGCGGTTGATCAGGTCGTAGCTGAGCCAGGCCGACGCTTCATCCAGCCATTTCAGTTCGTATTCCTGCGCCCAGGCGTCATCGTCGCCGATGCCCGCTTTGAGTTCGGCGATGTCGCGGGGCAGCCCTTGAGCCACCGCCTGATGAATGTCCACCACGTGCCGCGACCAGATTTGATCGAGACTGGCGTCGGTCATCAGTTCGTAGAACTTGTTGCCCTTACCGTTCGGGGTGCTGACGACGCGCAGGAAATGCCCGGCGCTGATCACCGGGAACAGGGCTTGCCAGATTTTGCGGCTGTCGGCGTGAAAGGCGAATTCATCCAGCAACACGTTTGCGGAGAAGCCGCGGGCGGTGTCGGGGTTGGCGGGCAGGGCGGTCATGCGCGAGCCGCCGGGCAAGGTGATTTCCAGGGCTTTGGTGTGGGCGTCGAAGTCTTTTTCGAGGGCGTTAAAGGCGATATTCAGCGCCTGTAAATGCCGTTTACAGCCCTCTTCCATCGCTTCCTTGGCCTGGCGTTCGCCGCGACTGAGAATCACCCAGCGGGCTTTTTTGCCCTGCGCTTCGGCGGCGAGACAGTGGAGGATGATTTCGAGGGTGGCGGTGAAGGTCTTGCCGGTCTGACGGCTGAACATGCCGATCTTGAACCGGGCGCGGTCTTCCAGCCAGCGCTGTTGATAGGGCAGCAGCACCGTGGAACGGGCTTCCAGCCCGTTCTTCAGCAACGGGCTGGAAGCCCGTTCCACGTCCGGTTTACGCCGCGAGGCCATACACTTCCGTCCGAATCCGCTGCACGGTGGCAATATCCAGCCCGGAGTCGCCGTGCTGGGCGTCAGTCAGCAGCGCGTCGAGCTTGGCTTTGACGGCGGCGGCGTGTTTTTTCTGATTGATGCTGGCCCGCGACAGGTCGGCAATGGCGCGGGCGACGGTGCTGAGCAGCTTGACCCGCTCATCCGGCGGCGCGTCTTCGGCGTCTTGCAGGTTCACCATCACGGTGAATATCTCACTTTGCAGCAGGCTCATCACCGCTTCGCTGCGGCGATCTTCGTCATCAGGGGCGGATTCGGCGATTAGGCGGGCGGCTTCGGTGCTGGCTTGAATCGCGGCCAGTTTGCGCTTGAGGCCCTGGCCGTAGTGATGAATGGCCGACTTGCCGATTTCATAGCCCTGTTCGCCCAGCCACGCCGCCAGGGCGTGGTAGTCGCTGAAGGCGTTGCCCACCAGCCGCCGATCCAGCGCTTGGCGCACGTCATTGGGCAGCAAGGCGATTTTGGCCGGGGCGGGCATGACTTAGGTCTCGCCCCAGTATTGCCGAGGGCGGGCGATGCCCGGTTCGCAGGGCACGGTGTATTCCACCAGATCGATGCCGGTGCGGGTCAGCTTGGCGACCCACGACGGGCGGTCGCGATAGAGGATTTCCACCAGTTGCCGATGCTCCAGATAATCCAGTTCGGTACGGATTTCGCGGGCGGTGGCGTCGGGCACCACGCCGGTGACGGTGGTATGCAGGATCATCTCGCCGCAGCCGAGATAGCCGCCTTTTTGCAAGCTCAGCAGCAGATACCAGCGCAGGCTTTCGCGCCGGGCTTTTTGGAAATCAACGGTCATGCAGCACCTCCTTGATGGGGCAATGGCGAATGTCGCATTCCAGGGCGCGACAGACCTTTTCGCCGAGCGCGTCCAGCCGGGCGATAATGGCGACTTCGGCACGGATGGCGTCTTCGCGGCGCTGGTACTGCAACGGCAGTTCCGACAGCATCCGCACGGTGCGTTGTTCGTTGCGTTCCTGGGCGTCGCCCAGGGCCTCAAACTGGTCCATCCATTGCTGTTGCGACAGCTTGCGGGCTTCTTCCATCGCCGCGAAGCGTAAGTCGAGGCGCTTTTCGGACTGGATCAGCAGCCAGCGACTCAGTCCGAACAGGCCGCCGATCAGCGCGGCGATGGCGGACAACACCAGGCCCGCGCCGGGACTTTGCAGCAGGTCATAGACACTCATGTGGGTTTATCCGCAGTCACGCAGCCGACCAACCCGGCCAGGGCCATCCCCGCCGTGGTCAGGTACTGCCAGGATTCGGGCGACAGCGACACGCCCAGAGCGGTCAGAATCCACACCAGCCCGCGCCAGGTGGACGGTTCTTTGAGTCGATTCGTGCACCAGATCATGGCGTCTCCTCCTTCCAGATGTGTTTGGCCCGTTCCCAGTAGCTTCGGCGCTGGTCTATGCCGTTCAGTCCGCCGTTGATCTTTTTGGTAATGCGGTTGAATTGCAGGTCGTCGGCCAGGGCGTTCAGGCCCCGGCTGCACCACCACCAGCAGGAGATTCGGGCCGCCGTGCGCGGCGCTTCGGCCAGGTCGGGCTGATCCAGCAGCGGCAGGCCCAGCGCATCGGCGGCGGCGGCGTAGTTCGCCCGTCCGGTGATTTGAATGTAGCCCCGGCCTTTGAAGCGCAGGCCGTCGCCGGGCTGGCGATTGCCGAGGGCCTTACGCCCGTCATAACGGGCGAAATAGGCGTCGTTTCCGAACTCGCGCAAGGTGCGAAAGCCGCCGGTTTCGTGGGCAAACTGCGCGAGGCAGGCGGCGATTCGGCGTGGGGTAGCGATGTCGAATTCGGCCAGCGCCGGGTTCAGCGCGGCGGCGTGGGTTTCGGCGCTGGCGGCGCAGAGTGCGGGAACCAGATCGCGCAAATGGTTGGCGGTGAGCCGCAGGCTTTCAGTCATCGGGCGCTCCAAGTTGGTAATTACACGTATCAGTATACAGGTAAATACGTAGCGCAAGCGACGAAAAAGGCCGTGTGAGCGGCCTTGGGGAGCGGGGTAGTGTCACCCTACGGGCTTGAACCCGTCGGCAGCGGGAGCGGTCAGTATCTCGAATTCCGGCCCCAAGCGGCCCAGTCGCCGGTCGAGTTCGCGCTTGAGGGTTTGGATCAGCCAGTCCTTTTCGTGGCGGATGCGCTCTTTCCGGTACACGTCCACGGCGGCGCGGATGCAGTCGAGAAAATCCTGCATCTCAGGAAACAGCGCGGCGGGAATGAGGTCGCGGCGCGTCACGCCGGCCCGGGCGCAACAGTATTTAAACAGCCAGTGCTGAATGCTGGTCTGCATGTAAAAGGGGTTGCTCAGACACCAGATGCGCCCGTTCAACTGCTTAATCTGGTCGGGCGAGAGAGGCCGGGGCATTTCAATCTGCGGGGCGAGGTAGCGTCCGGTCTTGCGAATCGCGGGCAACACTTCGCTCGTGACCCACTTCTTGAATTTCTTGGCTTCGGGCTTGCGGCTGGTCAGGATGAGGGAGTACAGCCCGGATTCGTTGATGATGCTAAGTTCCTGATTTCCGCCAGGGGTGTTCATACTGTGAACACCCTAAATAGCCATTTAAGCCCTGTTTAATACCCGTTTAAGAGTCTGCCGGGAATGTCTCGGTATCCGGTTGTGGCCTTGGTGGCCTGCCAGGGCAAGCCGGTTGCCAGCATCGCCAGCCTGATCCGACTGATCCGCCGGTGAAGGTCTGGGTATCCGGTTGTGGCCTTGGTGACCTGCCAGGGCAAGCCGGTTGCCAGCATCGCCAGCCTGTCAGCCTGATTCGCCGGTGAAGGTCTGCCAGCGCCGGGAGTGGCTCGGTATCGGTTGCGGCCTTGGCGGTCTGCCAGGGCAAGCCGGTTGCCACCATCGCCAGCCTGATTCGCCGGTGAAGGTCTACCAGCGCCGGGAGTGGCTCGGTATCGGTTGCGGCTTGGCGGTCTGCCAAGGCAAGCCGGTTGCCAGCCGGTGAAGGGTCTACCAGGACAAGCCAGTTGCCACCATCGCCAGCCGGTGAAGGTCTGGGTATCCGGTTGTGGCTTGGCGGTCTGCCAGGGCAAGTCGGTTGCCAGCATCGCCGGGGCCGCTTGGTTCTACTTAGGGCCAGATTTACAGCTACAAACCTGCTGTTTTGCCCAAAACGTATTAAATGTGGTTTCAGTAATACTGAATTCTCTAGGCGCTCGCTTGGCTAATCGCTTCAAAATATCGCTTTTGCTGATAACCAACTGCATTTTGTCAAAACTTTCCCCTTTAGCTGTTGCTTCTGCCTCAAGCACTCCTATGAACTCTATTAAAGCCGATTCCCTTTTTTGATAAATGGTTTGTACTTTCGCCAGCGAGTAAGAAAACGTCGGGTTACTCATAACGTAAGTGTAAAACTCAGAAAGTTCATCATCAGTTAAATCGAGCAAAGAATTTTTTCCAAACCGATCCATCATATAAGCCTTGCGCTTTTCAGCGGATATGCCAAGATTTTTGCATCTCGCTTGAATAGCTGTAATCCGATCATTTCTCCACTCGCTAGTTACTCCCCTGATTGCGCCGTGTTTATCGTATGACTCTACAATCCTGATTTGCTGCTTTATGTATGAGCGGCATTGCTCAAATTCTTCATCTTCTACCTGATCAATGCCGTTGACGCGCCCTTGTAATCCTTGCTGATAGAGCTTATTTCTAGCCGCTTGAGGTGTTATAGGTCTTTTGGCTATTAACCATTGGTGCTAGTTTT